GATAAAAGAAAAAGGGCGGCCCGCCGGCCGCCCCCTTCTGTGTGTCAGTGTTCCTCGTACTTTTTCAGGAGCTCGAGCGTCTCCTCGTCTGTGATGATGTCAGCCAGCCTGCACTCCAGCGCGTTGCAGATCTTCAGCAGCGTCGGCAGCTTCGCGCCGTTGATGTCCCGGGCGCCGCGCTCGTACTGCTGGAGCACCTGCACCTTGATCCCGGCCAGTGCGGCGAGCTGAGACTGAGACAGGCCGGCCGCCTTGCGGAGCTTTTGCAGCCCCTCGTTTTTATAGGTCACTTTGATCGAGATGTCCATGTTGTTCCTCCCGCTTGACTTCGCCGTGGTTTCGTGGTTATAATAAAGAGGAACGGCGGGCGGGATTTTTCCCGCCGTCCTTCGACCTTACTGCTTGGGCTTTTGGTTCGGCTTTATTGTGATCGTGATGGTGGCAACCTGTTCACACTTTAGAGCCTGTTCCAGCAGCTCGAGCAGTTTTTTCATCTGCTCAGCATCCACGGCTTTGCCTCCTTTCCGCGGTTTTGTTCTCCTTTCTTTCTGTACTCGGCTATCCCTTGCCTGTGATTATATTATAGAGCATTTGCTCTATAATGTCAAGCATAATTCGGCAGATTTTCAACATTTTCCCGTGTTTTTTCACATAAAAAAACCGCACGGCGTCGCTGCCGTGCGGTTTTCTCATTCTTTCCCGAGCAGGTGGTTGATCGTGGTGCCGAGGGCGGTCGCCAGATAGTCCAGCTCGTAGTCAGCGACGACTCTGCTGCCGTTCTCGATGCGGCTGATGACCTTCTGCGTGACGTCCAGTCCGATGATCTGGAGCTTGTAGGCGAGCTGTTCCTGTGATAGACCAGCCCGCAGCCGTTCCTCTTTGACTCGCTCCCCGGAGATGTTGCACCTGCCGTCTGGTTTGTAGATTTTCGACGCCCTCGCCTCCTTTTATCCTAAAGATGACTATGCAATATTGACTTTACCAGTTTTGGCATGGTAATATTATGCCAAAGATGACTAAACACTAAAAAACACAAACAGGAGGTAACGGCATGGGTACACGGTTCAGACGTAGTTTCAAAATTGCCCCGGGTGTCCGGGTAAACCTTAACAAGAAAAGCGCGAGCGTCAGCTTCGGCCCGAAGGGCCTGAAGCACACGATCAGCACGACGGGAAAAAGTCACACGACCGTCGGGATCCCCGGGACGGGCTTGTCTTATACGACGAGCTCCGGCGGGAAGTCCGGCGCGCAGCAGGGCGCGGTCAGCATCCCCGCAGCGCAGCGGCCGACGTCGCCGAAAAGCAAGACGGTGGCGCTGCTGCTGTGCATCTTCCTCGGCTTCTTCGGTGTCCATCGGTTCTATGTCGGGAAAACCGGCACAGGCGTCATTTGGCTGCTGACGGCCGGGGCCTGCGGGATCGGCTGGTTGGTAGATATTTTCACCATCCTGCTCGGCGGTTTCTATGACTCCGAGGGCCGTGTGCTGCGGTTCCAGCCCACAGAGGCCGAGCTCGCCGCTGCCAGCGAGACGCCGGATCCTGACGTCGAGGAGTAAAGCCACGCATAACAGAAAAAGCCCGCCCGGGATCTCCGGGTGGGCTTTCTTATGTTGTGAGGTTGTGGATCAGCGTGCGAGTGCTGCGTTGACGGCCTGCTGGACGGCGTTGTAGTCGTAGCCAGCGGCCTCGAGACGCTTCTTGCGGTCTACGCCGTTGCCCCACTTACCGGCGATGACCTCCTTGGCGATCTCGGTGTTGGTTTTCTTGGGAGCTGCGGCTCCCGGGATCTTGATCTTCTGGCCGACTCTGATGATGTTCGGGTTGGTGATCCCGTTGTACGCTGCGAGCTTCTGGTAGGTCGTCCCGTACTTGACCGCGATCTTGCTCAGGGTGTCGCCGGCGACGACCGTGTAGATCACTTCGCTGGTGGTGCCTCCGCTCGGCGTCTGGTCGCCCGCGTTGGCGTTCCCGGGCTCCGCGTCATAGGCCGGGCGGCCATAGCCGACGATGTAGCTGTCGTTCAGGTAGTAGGAGCGGCGGGCCACTTTGTCGGAGGTGTTGCCCTCGATGGTGTAGACCTTGCTGCCGTCCACCTTCTCGACGAGGCCGGTGTGGCTGACGTTGCTCTTGGAGTGCGCGGTGCTGAAAAAGATCTGGTCGCCGGGCTTGGGATCCTTGGCGTGATAGCGGCCCTGCTTCTCGTAGTACATGAGAGAGTAGGTGCAGCCGGCACCTGCGGATCTCTCAGGCTGGCAGAGCAGGCGCAGCGCGTCCGCATATCCGAAGGCGGTCAGCATACACCAGTCGACGAACATATCGCACCATGCGAAGCCGTTTTTCTTGCCGTTGTACCACTTCGGGTACTTCTCGTCGAAGTCTCTGGCGTACTTGGTATAGTTGGCGCTGCCTGCGTTGGCGGTCGGGTTGTCGAGCTGGCTGTTGTTCTTTTTCTCGTGGTAGCCGATCTCTGCCGTAGCGATGGCGAGAACGGCCGATGCGTAGCATTTGCTCATGGTTTTACCTCCTTAGCTGTAAAAAGAAAAAGGGCGGGCCGGAGCCCGCCCTCTCCGTTATTCGATGGTCAGGCCCTCAGTGTTGAGCTGCTTGACGATTGCCTCGATCGCGTTGATGACGCTCTCCTCGTCGACCTTGAAGCCCTTCTGCTTCAGGAAGTCGAGAACGTACTGCTTCTTCTCCTCGCCGCGGCCCTGCCCGACGTAGAGCTGCTCAGCGGCAGCGACGCCGATCTTTACCCACGCGGTCAGCTCCTTGCGCTGTGCCTCGGTGGTCTGCTTCTTCAGCCACGGGATCAGGAAAACGCTGACGCCGGCGCCGATCAGGGCGAGGGCTGCGTTGACGATGGGGGTGATGTCGATGGTGTTCATCCTTTTGCCTCCTCATTGTTGAGAGTGTCCCCGGACGGATCCGGGAGCGGGTTGCCGTCGGCGTCGAGCCTGTGGCGATTTCGGCTGATTTTCTCGCCGAGGCTCTTGCCGGCGTATGTGATTAGATAGCCGACGCAGGCGGTGAAGATGGTGCCGGTCAGCTCACCGACCGGGTCGCGCCCGAAGGCAGAGAGCAGCAGAGAGCTGGCTGCGCTGAGCGTTGCCACGCTGGCCGCCCAGTATGCGAGCTTTTTGCTCGCCTCGATTTTCTTTTTACGCTTGCGCCGGCGCTTCTTTGCGGCCATGCTGCTCACCTCCTCAGTCGATGATCGCGTGGATCCCCTGACTGGTGAGGAAGTCCTTCTGCGCGTGTTTGATTTTGGCAGCGTAGTCGAGGGCCGCGTGCATATCCCCGTTACAATGTGCGTCAGGGATGCGCTGCACGGCCCGGGCCGTCGCCTCGCCGAGGGCGATGGCTGCCGACGTGCCCTGAATGGTGATGATCTGGAGATCTTCACGGGCACGCTCTCGGGCCGCTGCCTCTTTCTGTCGTTTGGCCTCCTCGGCCTCCTTTTGCTTCTCGCGCTTCTGGATCCTGTGCTCGAGCATCCAGAAGCAGAAGCCGGTCACGGCCGTCGGGATCCCCAGAAGGACGACGAGCGCGCCGATGTTGATTTCGATCATGGTGTCACCTCATAAAAGTCGGAGGGCCGCAGCTCGCGGCCCTCCTTTGGTTTGTGGGCTTATTCCTCGACGTCGTCGAAGTAGCCCATGTCGACGAGATACTTGTGCACGCGGGCCTTCAGCTTCGCGGGGACGTCGTCCTCGGTGATGCGGCCCATGATGATCTCGCCTGCATACAGACGTACCAGCATTTCACGCTCCTCCTTTCCTGCAATTTTTAATAATAGCCACGCGAGGGCCCGGGCGATCATTCGCTCGCCCCTTCCTTCGCGGTGCCAGCGTTTGCGGCTGCCTCGAGGGCAGCGATGGCGTCCTCGACCTGCTTGCGCAGCTTCTTCGGGACGTCGTTGATGGTCATGGTGGAGCCTTCGCGTGTCAGCTCCTTGACGTACAGCTCGACGATCTTGCTCATGCTGTTACCTCCCCTCCGTCGCCGTAGACCACGTCGGCCAGCTCCATGATGCAGCCCTTCAGCAGCTCGATGGTGTCGGCCTGTTCGGCGATGGTTTTGTCCTTCTCGGCCTCTGCGGCCTGTTTGTCGTTCAGCTCTTTGATGCTGTCAGGTCTGTGCTTAATCATGCAAAGTTACCTCCGATCGACTGAATGTAGCAGGTCTCCGTAGCAGAGCCGCGGAGCAGCTTGGCCTTGACCTTGACGCCCCACGCTGCGGCCGTCTTGGTCTTGTTTGTGAAGTAGTGCTTCTGGCCGGTTCTGACCTTCTGCGTGACGTCCTCCCACGTCGGGCTCGCGTCGTTGCCGTTGTTGCAGATCCAGACCTGAAGCGTGCAGCCGGCCGGGAAATTGCCCTGAATGTTGACGAGGGCCTTGGTCGGCATGGCGTCGGCCTCCATAGCGAGGGTCTGCTCGAACTCGATGGACGTGACGGCCTTGGTGAAGGTCAGCGTGCGGGTGACGCTGGCGTCCTTGGCGTCGGTCGCCACGATCTTCAGGGTGTGGCTGCCGTTCACGACCTTCAGCCACGCCTCGGAGCCGATCGTCAGCGTGTTGGTTTGGCCGAGGGTCACGGTGTAGCTGCGCAGCGTCACGCCGTCCAGCATCTCGACGACGTCGACCTGATGGCCGTCGGCGTCGGTGACGGTGTACTCGTAGGACGGGGCCGCCGTGCTGAAACTGCCGAGGGCGCTGTCTGTGCCGCTGATGACGGGCGGTCGGTTATTGGTGACGGTGCGGGTGACGCTGGTGGTGTATGCGCTCTCCGCGCCGGCGGCGTCGTATGCCTTGACGCGGTACTGCACGCTCGTCCATCCGTAGGTGATGGCGTCGGTGTAGCTGCGCGAGGATCCCTTGTAGATCTGCGCCCATGTGCCGCTCCCGACTTTGCGCTCCAGAACGTAGCCGGAGAGGTTGCCATCGGGGTCGGTGGAGGCCGCCCACGAGATGCTCAGGTTCTCGCCGCCGAGCACTTCGCTCGGGACAGTGATGGACGACGGCGCTGTGGGCGCCTGATTGTAGATCACTGTATAGCATCCATCCGAGTCGACGGAGTCAGAGATCAGGAGATCAGAGGACAGATTACAAGCGGGGCGCAGG